TATGTAAAAATTTATTATAACATAATAATCTTGCAATTGCTGGAGTTGCATAAGAATTACCGAACCATTTATTTGTTGGTGTAATACAATAATCGGCATGTGATTCTTCCCTTATAGAACATGTAATTGTATTATGATATCTTGATGGATATGGAACATCTAAATGTTCTGAATAAGGAACACAAATATAATTAGCTTTTTCACATAATAATTGATATATCTATTCATTATGTTCTTCCCAAGCGATTGATATAGATAAAATATCCGCTTTAGGCAATAATTTTAAAGCATTAATAATCCCGTCATATTTATGTTTTGGGTCATAGGAAGCTAAATTTAATTTTAAATTAGGTAAAGGATATGTGTTATCTAAAGCAGTAAAAATAGATAATACTCTATCTCCATGAGGATTATCAAGATTTTTATTTAAACCATATAATGTTGCGTATGGAGGTAATTTAGAAAAACCAGAATCTATAATAGAAACGGTAATGTGGTCATTATTTATTAACATTTTAGGATTTATTTTTCTTATATAAATCATATTAAAATTTCCCACAATTTATTTTCTAAAGATTTAATTTCAGGAGCATTATTATCTATATAATTCATGATTCTACCAAAAACATCTATTTTCAAAGTAATAGGTGTATAAAATACACAAATATCATTCTTTTTTAATTTTAATGATGCTTTATTATCTTCATCATAAACCCTGATAGATATTTTATAAGAATTTTCATTTAATTCAACTAATTTACCGCCAAAAATATTTCCAACAGTTTTTTCTAACCATTTTTTATCATCCATTTATTGAGCCTCTTTTGAGTTTTAATGTTTTTTCTATTTTAGGAATAATATTTTTAGCACGACAAAACATAGCATCATTACATTTAGCACAATAACCTTTCATAGTTCTAAAATCACATAATGCCATCATTGTTTCTTTTAATAATTCTTTTAAATTATCTAATTCTTTAGTTAATTCTTTTTCTTTATCAGTCATATATAGTATTCCTTTAGATTGATTAAAAAAGGAGATATGAATTTCATATCTCCTTGTATTTTACTTTGATTGAAATTAAATTTCACCAGATTCAGTATCATCAGATTCGGAAATACTATTTGCTATTTCATCATCAGTCATGCCATCAGCATCAATGGATTCATTAACTACTTCTGATTTTTTAATTTCATTAGCAGAATATTCTTTGGTTTTTTCTTTAATTTCAGCATAAAGTTCAGGATTATTTTCCAAATAAATTTTCAAATTAACCATGCCTTGTGCTACATTACTTCCATTAATAGAATACCATCCACCTTTTTTAACAATGAAACCAGCAGCAATTGCTAAATCAAGAATACCTGCATCATTATCAATACCTTTGCCAAATTCAATAACATTAACACAAGATTTATATGGTGCATAACATTTATTTTTAACTGTTGTAATTTTAGATTCAATAGCTTTAACTACTTTTTCACCATCAACAGTTTCTTCAATTTTACCTGTTTGTGCAATACGCAAACGAATAGAAGCGTAATACTCAAGTGCCTTACCACCTGTAGTTGTGTTATGTGAAAGAATTCCATTTGTAAAATAATTAGAATTACCCTCTACTTCCATGTCTACAATTGGTTCAATTTCTTTTGTTTTTTGAACAAAAAATTCTATATTTTCACCGTTCTTATTAAGAGCCATTCCTGATTCAACATCTTGAACATGATAATATTTTTGATTCATATTATCCCAAATTCTATGTGCTCCTGAGCATTTCAAGATTATATCACCAGATTTAGTAACTAAATTATAAATTTCCGCATCATCTTTACGAACTAAATTTAAAATTTTTCTAAATTCATTTTTGTTAGTTTCATGATTAAAACTTTTGATTTTAATATTTTTATCAGAGACATCGTAAGGGATGTTTTTTTCCATCAATTTCCAATTCAAATTTGCCCTTTCGAAAAGGGTCTCCATTGTCATCAATTCCATAAGTATTAAACTCCTTATCTACTAAATAAAATTTTAAATTATTATAATTAATTTCAAATTTTGTTTTTTTTGCGGGAACCGTAAATTCTTTGTTTCCTGCTTTTTTATCCGTCCTTATTAATATGGTTTCAATATTATTTATAATTCCTAATTTTTGAAAATATTCGATAACTTGATGAAAATTAGGAATAATTGATTTATATTTCTATAAATTGATAACCATACTATCTGAAATTTTATTGTTATTCATAATATTTACAATTTCTTTCCACTGTTTGAAAAAATCTTCATGTAAAAACATAAAATTATATTTTATATTTTGTGAAAAAATGCTTTTTTTACTTCCACCATCTTTATGACCTTGTTTGTTTGAACTATTAAATTTCAAGAATCTAGTTTTTATATCAAAAGCTAACTAATTAGGTAAAATTTTAAGGTGTTTATAATAATTAATAACTCTTGGTACATGCACTTTCTTAGAAAACATATTTTTAATAATAAAAGCATCGGGCAAATTGGAATATTTTAATAATTCACAAATTAAAATCATATCTTTTTCATAAATATTTTTCCATCTTTTTTGAAAATCAGGATTGTTATAAAGAACATACTTATGAGAATCTTTAATTTTTCTGTCAGCCTATTTCTTTTTAGCACTATTTTTTAATGAATTACTAAGGTTTTTACGATTTAATTCACCATTTTCTCCATTCCAACGCTGATTTAATTTATTAATAATTTTTTGTCTTCTCTAAGGATGGTTGATATAACTTGCTTTTTGTATCTATGAATGTTTTTTCTTTTTAGCCTAAACGTCACCAGTAGTCCAATATTTTTTATTACCCTATGATTGTTTTTTCTTTTTAGACTAAATATCACCAGTAGTCCAATATTTATGAATTCCACTTTTTATTTTCTAATTTACTTTTTCATTTCTATTTTGTTTTGCTAAATCACTTGCTTGTTTTAAAACTTTTTTGTTCCTACCACCAACAATAAGATTATAACACATTTGATTATTCACCAACTATTCATTAATATATAATTCTTCAAACGAATACATTTCATTCTAATTGTCAAAAAAATATAAAATTTCTTTTTTAAAATTAAAAACACCATATTTTTCATATGCTTTTTTAAGAGCTATACCGCTTCCCATATATCCGTCATTTAAATTACTGGTTGAATGAACTCCAAAATAAAATTTTTGATTAATTAAATTAGTTATTTTATAAAAGTAATAAAATTTCATTGTTATGTCTCCTTATATTGTTATATATTAATAACAACAATATAAGGAAAATATTAAAATTTTATTCAAATTCTACTTCAACCATTGTGTCTAATGTTACACATTCAGGATTCCCATACATCACTCCAATTTTATTACGAGTTTGATTTGTAAAGATAATAACACATTTATATTTACCTGCAATTGAGGCTAATTTTCTCAATCCTTTACTCATCATACGAGCCTGAAGACCAATTGAATTCTTACCATAATCTTCTTCTTCCATTTCTTCACGAGGAACCATAGCAGCAACTGAGTCAACTACAATCAATTTAGCTCCTGCTTCAATCATACCTTGAACCATAGCAAAAGCATCAGTACCAGAATCAGGTTGAGCAGTCATCAATTCAGCAACATTAACTCCAATATTACCTGCATATTCAGGGTCAAATGTATGTTCTGAATCAACAAAACCGCACCAATCATCAGAAAACATCTTTTGAGCTTCTGCAATAGCATGATAACAAAATGTAGTGTTATGATTAATGATACCTTCTGCAATAAAAGAATGAGTATTTTCCATAGCAAAATCAAATGTTTCAATTTCATCTTGTTCTTCTATACTTTCAATTATTTCAAAAGAAATATTTTCATCAATCAATTCATTTAATGCTCCAACAATCCAAGGATTTGCATAATCTCCAGTTGTTTCTAAAACTTCTTTCAATCTTGATTTAGAATACCAATAATTTTCCCTTTTTTTATTCAAATCAAAAAGAGAATATAATTCAGAACTTCTCAAAGCAGGGTCAATAGAATTATAATATTCTTCCAACATTTTTCTAATATATGGAATACTATCATCATGAAATTTTTTATTTTCATAAAATTTAATGATGTTATCTTTTCTCTCTTTGGTAAACCATCCAATTTTATTATTAAATTTAATGATGTTATTGCTGAAAATATACAAATCCCAATATTCATTATCAGGATAATCATTAACTTTTTTAGGTTTCAAAGAAGTCATGATTCCCATGTTTGAAAGCATAATTTTAATCTGATAAAGCAATCTGTAAGAAGCCGATGATACATTGATACTATTATCTTCAATAGAAGCTTCACAATCAAAATAAAATTTCAAAAAGGTTTTTTGCAATGTTTCATTGCCATTAAAAATAAATTTAGGAACAAATTTATCTTTAGCCACACCACTTTTCAATCCCATCCGATTATAAAATAAAGCAATTTGTTCTTTAGAATTCAAATGCAATTCAGTAGTGATACGACCTTCTAATTTATATTCTCTCAAATTAACATTTTCAAATTCTGATATTTTATTATAATTTTCTTTATAATAATTAATCAATTCTTCATTAGAGTTTGTAAAACCAATTCTTTTATCACCAAGATATCCATCAGCAATAATCAATCCTAAAATAGAAGCTTCAATTTTTTCATTTTCATTGTTTTCTTTTTTAGAAAAATAATTACCACCAATTCTTCCCACAAGAATATCGCCTATTTGCAATTCATTTGTTTTTTTCCAAATCATATATCCATTAGAGGTAATTACACGCAATGGGTGTTTTGCAGTACTTTTAATAACAGTACCATTTTGTGTAATAGTTTTATAGACTTTACGTTTACCATTCATAACAAAATGAGTGGTATTTTCTTCTTCACCATTCATATTAATTAATGGAAATGAACAAGGGACTTCTTTTTGAGTGCAATATGGTGTAATATTATTCATCAAAAAGATTTCTTCCAGAGAACGATAACCTTCTTTGGTTAAAATCATAGTGTCTTTGGTTAAACATTTACCGCTTGAAGCTGGTCCAAAGACCTCAATCATTCTACCAAGAGGATAACCGCCACCAGTAATTCTATCTAATGCAATAGAACCAGTAGGGATACGAGGAATCGGTTCGACTTTATTATTACCAAGAAAATTTACACTTTCTTTACCAAATTTAGCTTGAAGTGCGGCACATGCTTTTTGGATAGCCGCTAATTTTTTAGATTGAGGTGATTCTAAAATTTCTTCTATTTTTTTCTTTGCCATAATATATTAACTCCTTTTTAATTTATATTTTATTAATTTAATTAAAAAAGTCACGGTACATTCCTTTTATCAAAACATACCGTGACTTATCATTTTAATTAAAAAGGAACATTGTCAGAATCATCATTATCCATTTCATAAATGGTACGAACATTGTTTTCATCAACAAGTTCTTCTTCAAAACGTTCTTTATCAACAGGTTTACCAGCAAATTTACTCAAATCCAAATCACGGAATTCAAGTTCTTCTTCAGTAAGAGGAGTCTGTTTTACAGTCATGCCTTCATATACAGGAAGAGCAGTATAATTTGTTTTACCCATTTTTCCACCTTCAGGTTTAACACGCTTGATAGTAATATCAATACCTTCTTCGGGAGAAGTAATATTTACGCCCTGAAGTTTTTTGGAAAGTTCAACAATAGCAGTAAGAAGTTCTGCAGGCATTTTAATAATCTTATAACCTTTGCGGGTTTTTTCCTCATCAACATAAGGATTATCTCTATCAATGCACTTAAAAAGATAAGTATTTTTAATACCGCATTTTCTACGAATATTTTTAATAACTTCTTTATCAGCTTCTTCCATTTCTTTGCCATATTTGCGAATCATAGTATCTGCATTAAGACCAAGACGACAAACAGGACAATTATCACTACCAGGTTCTTCACTTTCACTATCAGCATCCCAATTACCGCAAGCAACATTCATTGGAATCTTATTTTCGCCTTTAAAACAAGTTGCATTAAGGATTTCAATGTCTTTACCAAACTGATTTGGTCCAATCCAATGTGAACGAATCCATTTAAAATCTCCTACCAAACGAACCACATGTTCTTCTGAATTACCCCAATCAAACCAAATATTATCTTTAGTAAATTCAGTTCCTTTGTTTTCAGTTGAACTACCTTTGAGTGCCTGAGCACCATGACGAGCGAGATTAAATTCTGCCATAATTTTTTTCCTTTTCTATTTAATTAATAATAAATTGAGTACCCGATTTTAAACCTTTATAAAATCATTGACTCTGTTAATAACTTAATATGGTATTAAAAAATAAAATAATTTGTATTACATTCAATTTCTTTAACATTAATATTTAAATTTTTATTCAGCCATTCTGCTACGAGATGACGATGACAAAAATCATCAGGTTTTTCATAACACAACAATATGGCATCTTCTTTTAAGTTTGCATAAACAATTTCAGGATTTAACTTGTTTAAAACAGTTTCATAATATAAATTGATATATTGATTATTATCAAACTCACCATTTTTCCATTTAAAGAACCATTCTTTTTTAGGTGATAATTCTTTATATTTACGAAAAGATATATCTTTATGAGTATTATTTAATAATAATTCTTGATAAAATTCAGGAAGCCATCCTGAAATTGCCACAAAATTTTTATATCCTTGTTGAATAAGACTATCTAATTGAGCATAATATGATGTATACATATAATTACCATTGATTTGGATTAAGTGTTTTTTCTTCTTTTAATGAATTTTTACCATTCATCCAAGTACCTTTTGACCAAATGCCATCAAACCAGACACCATTTTCCCAAATACTTTTTTTATTTTCTTCATTAAATTTACCACCATACCACTCACCATTTCGATGAATGCCACCTTTCCACTCACCATTATTCCAAGCACCTTTTTTCCATTCACCATATTCCCAAATACCATCATTCCAAAAACCATATTCCCAAATACCATTTAACCAAGTGCCTTCATACCAAGAACCTAATTTCCAAGTTCCCTTTTCCCAAATGCTATTTTTACCCTTCCAAATACCATATTCCCAAACACCTTTTTTCCAAGTACCATTTAACCAAGTACCTGATTTCCAAATACCGCCATTCCAAACACCATTGTTCCAAGTGCCTTCAAGCCAAATACCTTTTTCCCATATAATATTTCCATCTTTTAATATAAAAGTAGCATTTTCTATTTTAGCATTGTTTTTTTGATATTTAATAGAACCAGTAAAATCAATATATTTTTTGTTTTCCTAAGAAGCAATTAAATTATCAGAAGCAATTTTAATTAATATATTTGTGGCTATTTTATTAGTATCAATCATTTTTATGTTCCTAATTTTTTATTCTTTCATAAACGCCATTAACAATTTTTTTAGTTACATATATTTTAACTTGTATTTCTTCAACATCAATATTTTCACCAAAATTTGAATCACTTAATCCAGATAATTTCATTAATTCATTTTCATTTAAATCACAACAATCCATAATTTGTTTAAAAAAACAAATCATTTCACTATCTACACTTTTTGCCAATTGATCAATTGCATTTTCTATTTCATTTTCCAAACAATCTTTATAAACTTTATTTCTTTTATCCTCTGCATATAATTTAGTAAATACATTTAAAGGATGATGTTCCGTATCTTCCTCAAAACCGCCAAAATTTAAATTTAAATAAAAATCATTCCAATCCATTCTTTTTTCCTTCACAATATATACAATTTACTTTATGACATATTCCACCTTTATATCCGGTGACAACATATTCATGATTATCAATAGTTTGTATAGTAATATTTCCATTTCTTTTTTGAGAAGCTTCTGAACCATGTAATACAATCATAGACAAAATTATCATGATTAATAAAAATGCAATTATACCAAATAATACTTTCATTTGTAATATTTTTTCTCTCATAATAATTTCCTCCTTTTAAAAAATGTTTTTTATTATTATTTTACATTATTTAAAATTCTACTTTAGGAGCTTCTTCCATTTTCCCTTTAGCTGGAGGATTAAAGTATTCTTTTTGTTCAAAACCAAACATGCTACCAGGAAATTGTCTTATTGAACTATTAAAATCTTTTACACTATCATTATAACGTTTACGAGCGACTGCAATTCTATTTTCAGTTCCAGCAAGTTCATCCATCAATCTGATAAATGTGCTATCAGCTTTTAAATTAGGATAATTTTCTGCGATTGCCATAAGTCTACTCAATGCTGAATTCATATTTGCTTCTGCTTCAGCTTTTTCATTCATACTTTTAGCTGACATCATAGATGCTCTTGCTTCAGCAAGTTTACTAAAAATTTCGTTTTCATGTTTAGCATAACCTTTTACTGTAGCAATGAGATTAGGAATCAAATCATAACGACGTTGAAGTTGGTTTTCTACTTCTGCCCATTGCTGTGAAATTGTTTCTTCTTTATTGATAAGATTATTCCTAAAACTAATAATTGAACAGCCACCAATAAAAACAATTGCGATTACGATGCCAATAATAATCCATGCATTTTTCATATTAATTTTTCCTTTCATATTTAATATAATTAAGTTCTTTTAATATTTCTTGAACTAATTTTATTTCATCAACAGAATTATATTTTTTATATATTTTTAAATGTTTGGTTAAAATTTCAATTCTTGCATCCAATCTTTTAACTATCTTTTTATTCTTAAAAAAATCAAACATTTTATCTCCTTATAAATTTATATGTAAATGGTTTTGTTCCTTGTTCTAAAATAAATTTATTATTAATACAATCATCATAAAATTCGGTTAATGTATCTGAATCATTTAAAATTTCCTGTGGTATTCCTAAAAAATGTAACTTATTATAAAAAAATGTAAATTTTTCATATTCTTCTTTATTCGCTGAAATCATTAATCCGCTTATAAATATAGATATCTTTAATAATTCAAGATGATTATCTTTTTCCTTTAATAATTCAAATAATTCATTACAATCTTCTTTAAAATCATCAACCATTTTCTTGCAATTTTTAATAATATAAATCAAATAAATTATATATGTAATAGCAAGACTTAATATTAAAGATAAAACAATTATAGTAATAATCATTGTTATCCTCTTAAATTGATTTTTTTATTAATTTCATCTGATAATATTTGATTTAAATTTTCCACATTTGCCAAATCATCAAGTGTAATATCTTTATTAATATGAATTGGAAATATATCAGGATGTTCTCTCCGAACACTTCTAATCATAATCAAATATTGCAAACAATGTAAATGATATATAAATTCTTCTTTATCTTTAGGATGCTGTGATTCCAATGATTCATATTCATCATATAAGTCTTGCATCATATATATAATATCTATTTCTTTATCAGACATTTTCATACTGTTCTCCATACAAATTAATATTATTAATAATAAAGAAATTATTAATATATTTAATTAAAATTTCCATAATAAAATTAGAACATACTTTCCATTCTTCTTTTGTTTCAGCTCCTCCCATTGAATCTAAAACAAGATGTTTAAATTTACTTCCAACATTTCTTCCGCATGATAATTCATTATTAATACTGTTAATAATATTAATAATAATTTGTTGCATCATATAATCATCAGTCATTTTAGAATAATATGGCATGTGAGCAAATTTTATTTTAATTTTTTCATATAATTCATTAGCCATTTCATTAATATGATTATTCAAATAATCACAACACATCTTCCAAAATGAAATCATTCCTTCATCAAATTTATAGCGTTCAGCACTTGCATTTATAGTAGAATATCCCCCATTCTTTTTATTTTCACTATTTGCAAAATTATCTATACCATGATTGCCATTTCCTTCATCATTTTCCCAATTATTATCAGCACTGGTAATATTAAAATGTTCTTTTCTTATAGAAGCATAAGACCTTTGTACAAATCCTCTAATGGTAAAATAATAACCGTTATAAAATTTATTTTTCAATAATTCCAAATCTTTTAAATGAAGTTTATTATCATCTTCATGTAATTCATAACATCCAGCAATAAAATCATAATTATGATTAAAATTAAAAAACAATTCATAAATATTATCTGCAATACATTCTCTATCTTTAATAGTCATCATAGTACTGAATTCTTTTTGAGAATAAGTATTAAGGATATTAAGACAAACACCCATTAATCTTTCAGCTTGTTCATCTGATGTTAAAAAATCATACATAATTTGTTTATCATCTTGAATAGGATGAGACAATTCTAAACTATGAATATCAACAAGTTTTTGCAATG